TTGCAAAGCCTATACTAACTCATAATAAACAAAAGAGGTTCGTATGGTATCCATATACAAAAAGAAATTTTGCTAACCATCAGATTTCAAACTGGGAGTGATTTAACGTCTCGCTTGGACGGGTTGGTAGAGCATCTAGATACTCAATCATTGCACACGTGAAAGGTGTAACAGCAGCGCGGGTCATGTATTCATACACGGCCCTCTCACTGCCAAAATGCGATTCACGAATGCGCCATCTCATGCCCGTATAGGTGGCAGAAATTAAGTCTACAGCTGGAGCTATAGCACGTAATCCTGCAAACCATCTGGACATTTGAGTCTTGGCTTTGTGTCTTTGTTTGTCAGACTTCTTCACTTCAACTATGAGATAGATATTTCTGTGCCCAATAATACCTTGGAACACAAGATCTAATTCTCCGAATAGAAAAAGCGGGTAATCTTTACCAACTTGAGTTAATGGTACATCATCCACAGCATGTGCATATTGTGCTTCTGCTATGTGAGATAAGCTTGACTCATCACCTGATTGCCTGGTATAAACGATTTCCTCTTCTCCTTCAGCTTCAACACTATCAGGAGAGTATTTCACGTGCCAATTACGGATGTGATCGTCATAACTCCAATCCAATAATTCACATAAATGCGTGATATTATTGTCTTGGGCAACCTTTTTGACTTGTTTACGTCTTTCCTCATAAATTTCCTCACCATGTCCAAACCATTCACGCAGTGCTGTATCCAAATTCTGGGCACATGCTTGTTCTGGTGTTAGTGGGGCTCCTTTTGGACGCATGTAGCAATGTAATGACTTGAAAATTGACTTCTCCAACAACGCACCAACATGAACACCTAATTTAGGGTGATAAATGCTTTTACGTTTGAGAAATTCAAAATCCTCGACATCCAAATACGGTACAAGTTCACTAGTCTTGTCTGGCATGGTGTAAATTTGTCCATGCTTTCCAAGAAATTCAGAGCAACCTTTGATGTTGAAAAGTGGATGCGTGGGAGCCACGCTACCAATATTGTCATCACCATAAGTCATTATGTGTACTACCTTTCGGAAATCTTCACTGCGATCATATACGCTAAAGAAAAAACTCCTAAGGTTAAGACATCC